TCGTAGTGGGTCTTGGTCGAAGTGACCTTGAGGGAGGTGGAGGGAACCCAGACCCACGACCCCGAGCCGTCGCCCCTGGAGACTGCGACCAGACCGGCCAGCGATGTGTTCGGACCCTGCGAGTAGTTCAGTCCCATGCCTAGCCCCTAATCGGATACGGGTCGAGGGTGTAGGTCACGGAGAACTCACCCGTGGAGGAATCGAAGTTGGCGGTCCGCGCCTCCACAACCATGTTCCGCGAGATGCTCCCGGCCCCGGATGCGTTCGGCGGGACGCGCTTGAAGGAAACGACTTGGTCTATTTGGCAGTTCACCAGCGCCCCGTTGTTGGATCCGTTCGCTGTCTCGGAAAGCAACGTCACGGACTGGACGCGCTGCAAGGGCGAGCGGAACAACACCCCGAGGTAGCACGCCGTGGAGAGGGCCTGCGTGAGGCTGGCGTGCAGGGTACCCGACTTGGTCAGGGTGTTGTAGCCGTAGGTCGATTGGGCAAACTGGTTCTCAAAGATTTGGTCCACACCGGCCTGGGGGGTTACAATCACTTCCGTCCACACATCGGCCTCGTCGTAAGGAGCGTCAAGGGTCGGCCCGTGGTAGGGGTAGTTCGTACTCGCGTCATCGCTCCAGGCGTGGTCTCCGGTGGGGGAGTAGGAGTTGGGAGCCCATCCCCCGACCATGCCGAAGTACGTTCCGGTGCCGGGGTTGATGTTGGAGGTCACGGTGAACTGCGTGGAAGATGCCGTGGCGACGGTCCACACCCCGTTGTACGCCTGGGGGACGCATCCGGCAATCACCACAGTCTCGCCAGCCGACAGGGTGTTGGCTGCGGTGACCGTGAAAGTCGTGGAGGTCGAGGACAGGGCGGTAATCGTGTCCCATTCCCAGGTTCCAAAGAACTTCTGGTTGTGGAAGGCGAAAGTCCCGTCACCCTTCTGGTAGAACCGGCCAATGTCGGTGTCGCAGACTTCGTAGATGAGGTCGAGGGCTGAAGCGTCAAAGACCGGCGCGTCCCAGTAGAACGGCTGGACGGGGATGAACCCGTTGGAGCTTGAATACCCCGACCACGCCGAACCGTTGTTGATGTAGTAGAGGTTGGAATCCAGCGTCAGCGCCCCACCGGTGATGGAGCCGTACCCCGCGAGGCACAGAATCTCCGCGATGCGGTCGCCCGAGGAGATGGACGCGCCCGAGGCCCGGACGGGCTTCTGCAGCAACGTCCCGGCGACGTAGCGGTTCAGCACCTCGTTCCCGAGCGTCGAGGGGCTGGAGAGGTTTGAAACGACAATCTCGTCGATGAGGCCCGGCGTGGTGTACGCCAATCCCCCGAGCGCCACGGTGCCGGTGGGGTAGATTCCCCCGACCGTTCCTATACCCGAAAGAGAACTGAACTGTCCGTCAACGTACAACTGGAGGTGCGAGGAGGAATCGCAGATTACCCCGACGTGGTGCCAGTAGCCATCGTTGATCTGAAGGCTCGACGTGACCTTCGTGCTGGACAAGGTCGGGAACTGGACGTAGGGGTAACCCGTAGCCGAGACCCCGAAGGTCAGGCCGTAGTTCGTACCGCCGATGTTGCACTGGAGGTCGTCGAGCAGGTCGGCCCCCGCCAACCCTGAACCAAGAACCCAGAAGTCAATCCCGCCGTAGGTCGTGGCACTCAGGCCAAGGGACAGGTACGCCGACCCCGCGCTGGAGCCGTTAGCGAGGTCCAGGCACCCGGAGTTGGTGTAGATGATGGCTCCGGCAGACTGGAACGACCCGACCCCCTGGACGTAGGCGATGGTGTTGCTCACCTGGTCCGGTATGACCACGTTGTAAGCACTCCCCCCGCCCGCCGAAGTCCCGACCGTTGAGTTGGTGACGGTGAACTGGTAGGCGTTCGCGGAGGCCACGACCACGTTGTTGAGGTTCAGGCTCGCGCCGGAGGTGTTCGCCAGACCAGTGATCGTGACGGTCATGCCTGCGGAGAAGTTGTTGAACCCGGTGTAGGTAATCGTGGTTCCGGTGCCGTTGGCCTGCGTGATGACCGCCGTCTGCGTGGTCTGGGGGGAGTAGTGGTTGACCGCCGACGTGGAGTGGGCGTACTTGGCCCAGAACTGCGGAGATTCCATCTTGCGCAGGGACAGTTGCTTCAACTGGTCCGTGGCCTCAATCAGCACGTCCGAATTCAACTGGTCGGTGATTTGCTCTTTGACCGAGTCGATGAACCCGAAGAACCGCCGGTAGGTCGTGCCACTCCAGGTCTCGGTCACGGCAATCGGCATACGCGGGGCAACGGTATATCCCGTCGCGTTAACCGTCCCATTCCAAAAGAACCCGTCGCGCCCGTTGAACGTGCCTTTGAAGGTCCCGGCCTCCATGCGGTCGAGGAAGTGCTGGCGGCCGTCGTGCGTCTCGGAATTCATGAGGTACTGCGACACGTTGGTCCAGTAGGAGTTGGAGGAGCCCGAGGAGGGCAAGGCGACCGAGTAGGCGGTGTTCATCGTCGCGCCCGAGGCGGTCGGGTTGAAGGCGATGTAAACGTCAAAGACCGGAAGAGAGGGGATGGCTACCATGTGCGCTGGACCGTGTTGGGGTTGATCGTGCGAGGACGCTTGCGACGCTCGGCGGTGGTGGCGTAGAGGTTCCCCATCGCCCGGACGTACTTGGTCTGGGCGTTTCGCTCAGCCATAGCCACGGCGTTGATGAACGCGGGGTTGGCCGCGAGGAACTGAGCAATCATCGCCACGTCAATCTCGATGTCGATTTGCTGTTGTTCGTCGTTCATCGGGGCTTCACCACCACCGTTACCTTGGGCGGGTAGATGTGGTACTTGTTCTCCAGGTACTTGATGCCTGTAGCACTTAGGGACGTGGTCGCCCCCGCGGGGATTCCGGCCTTAGTCAGGAGCTCTTGGAGCCACGGGGCCAATTTGGCGCTCGGTTTGACCGTGTCTTGCTTCTTCAGCCAGTCCAGCCCCCACAGGGTCGCGACGAAGGACGTGGCGAGGAGCGCACCGTACCCAGCCCAGGCGACGGAGGCCCAGGCGGTGAACTCAATCCCGAAGGCACTGGCGAGGGCGACACCAGCCGCCGACATCTTCAGGAGCAACGCCCCGCCGAGGACCGCCCCGAGCGCACCAGCCGCTATGTGGAACTCTAGGGGGTGCGTCTGGAAGTACCTGAACGTGTCGTTCAGCATCCCGACCGCCTTGGAGAAGTACGGCAGGAGCAACTGACCACCGCTGATGAGGGCCGCGTCGAATTGCGCCTTCAGTTTGGCGATTTGCGGTCCAATCTGCTTCATCGCGTCCTTGAACCCCGACGTGAGCGAGCCAGCCCCCGCGCCCTTCAACTTGTTCGTCGAGGTCGTGAGTTGCTGTAGGTTCTTGATGAGGACCGACGCCGCCGCCCCACCGCCAGTACCGAACACCAGGTTCACCAACTGCGAGAGGGGTTCGTGCGAGCGAGCCGCCGCGTCTCGGATTTGCAGGAGGAGGCCGGGGATGTCGCCGGTGCGCAGAAGCGTCTGCAAGTGGGTGACCGAAAGCCCCGCGTGCTCCAGGGCGACCGCGTAGGTGGACATCGTTTCGGTCGTTCCCTTGGAGGTTTTCTTGAACACCTCGATGGGAGCGTTGATTTTGCCCAGTCCGGTGGCGAAAGAGGAGATGGAGCGCGTGGGAAGTCCAGCCGCGGCGAACTGCTGACCGATGGGGATGATTTGCTGGAGTTTCAGCCCGTAGTTGGCGAGGGCCGAGCCCACGCGACCACTCAGCATGGATGTCTCAGCCGCCAGACCGCCGGTGAAGTTCTTAGAGCCAGCGACCAACACGCCCATGACGTTGGCCATCGTCATACCAGACGTGATACGCAGTTTCTCAGCGGCCACGACTGCGGCAGTGGTGTTGGCCACGGATGAGTTGGTGACCACGGCGGCTTGTGAGGCCGCGTTGAGGAGGTCCATCGCGTTCTTGCCGCGAATCCCCGCCTGCTCGATGCCGATGGCAGCCGAAGCGAGGTCGCCGGTGCTGACACCCGTTGCCGAGGAAGTGGCCAGGATGGAAGCGGACATCTGCTTCATCTGCGCGTCGGTCAGTCCCGCCTGATTCTTCAGCTTGTCCATCGCCTCACTGAAGGAGTACGCCTTCTCCAGCGCAAGCCCCCCAAGGGCCACGCCGACACCGAGGACCGCGGTGGAAGCCTTGGACGCGAACCCGGCCATCTTCGCGCCGGTGGCCTCGGACGCCCCCCCGAACTCGGCCATCTTCGCCTGGGCCTCGTCCATCTTGGCGGTGTATTCTTTCGTGTCCGCGATGAGCGTGGCTACGAGCGGCGGGAGCATACCCATGTCATTCTCCCTGGGCGGCGGCCCATTCTTCTTCGGCTATTGACTGAATCTCCACGGCTGAATCCTCGACCGCTGGACGCAGGACGGGGAATCCGGGATTGATGTAGCGCGTCCCCCACTCCACAAATCCGGCGTACTGAGTGGAGGGGCCGGTGGTGGACATCCACGCCGACGCACTCACCGCGCTGACGCTCTGCACCTTCGTTGATCGCTTGGTGTTTCCGGTGCGCTGAGTGGGCCAGGGGCGAATCGCCTGGAAGGGCGGCGTGGACTTGAAGTAGGCGCGCCCGGTACGTTGGGAGACTGTTCTACCTCCGGGGTACTGTCGCCACTTTTCCTGGGCTTCGCGGGCGATGACCAGTCCACCGCGCTCGACGATGCGACGGGCGGCGGCGTTGGCTTTGACGATGTCAAGTTTCAGGGCCTCGTCGAAGCGGGCCTCACCCTTGATGATGACGGTCATCGTTCCTCGTTCAGGGCGTTGTGGATGGCAATCATCCAGTCCGTGACGTTCTTGGGCTGGTTGAGGAAATCATCGTGCGACCCGCCCAGAATCTTCCTGAACTGGTATTCCCTCACCATCGCCACCAGCTCGGGGTCGGGCTCCGATAGGACGGTGCGACCCTCGGACTGCTTGACTAGGCGTTGGAGTCGGGAGTAGTTGCTTTTGGGTCGGGGTCAACCTCCACCGACACGCCACTGGCCAGGAACTCGGCTGCGCACGCCTCGCTCAACAGGTCGAAGGTCCCCTTGGGGATGTCGATGACTGTCTCGATGGTCGGCAGTTCTCCGAGGGTCCAAGACTTCACCATCTGCACGATGAGGACCGACTGGAACTGGCGCAGATCGGCGAAATCGTCAGCCCCCACCAAGTGCCAGGTCTCGGGGTCATCGTTGTTGAAGCCCTTGGCGTTCAGACTTCCGCTGGTCGCGGTCGCGGTGAACATTGCTTCGCTGATGGCCCGAGACTGGCGCTCGGTGATTTCGTCTCGGGAGACGATGAGGGCTGACTGATTGTTCGGCAGTTGGATGAGTGGCATGTTTCCCCTTTACGGTTTGGTTAGTACGACGCTGACGTTCCGTTGACGGTGCTGGACTGAATCGGCGAGTATCCGCTTGAAGCGTCGGTGCTGTTGCCGTTGGCGGTGTATTCCACCTCGACTTCGGTGTATTCCTTGCCGCGGGTGCGCTTGACGTTCTGGAACTGCACCGCCGACATGGTCAGGGTGACGCTGTGGTTCGTCGAAGAGGTCTGGTCGTTGGGGTCGGTGAACGCGACCACCATCGCCTGCGGTGAGCGGGTCAGGGCGTAGCCTGAGGTGGTGGGAGTGGAGAACGGGTCGGCGTTCGTGGCCACGACCAGCGTCAACTTTCCCGATACCTCGATGGGGCCCGCGAAGTTGGCGTAGGGGGCCTGCGTTCCCATCGTGAAGATGGGCTGGGTCTTGCGGTTGATGTCAATGGTCCCGTCCACCACGTTGGTGAAGGACGTGGAGTTGATTGTGACCGTCGTGTCCCAGGCCGGAACCGCGCGCTCTGCGGAGTACGACACCGACGTGAAGGGAGCCGGGGCCGCGGTGTAGGAGACGTAGGGGTTCGCCATCCACTTGGTCTTGGCCTCGACCGCCGCCTCAGCGCCAAAAGACAGGTTGAGGCTGTCCATCTGCGTGCCCGACATGGTGAAGTAGTTGGCACCGTCGAAGTCGAACAGGGAGTACGAGGGCGGCTGTGAACCCGTCGTGGGGCTGTTCAGCAACTTGATGACGTGGGTGTACGGACCAGAGCCGGTGGTGGTGTCGGTTCCTCCGAGGATGGCACGCAGGTAAACCGGGAAGGTGTCTCCGTAGAGCCACGAGGTGAACTCGACCTCGTCGTGTCGGACGGCCTGAATCTGGTCGTAGACGAGGTTGGCCGATCCGCGCAGGGCTTCGTCACGCAGGAACTTCTGCATCGGGGTGACCTGGGGGGAGACTACGGGGATGTAGTACGGGGTTCCCGAGGCGGGCAGGGTGCCGCGGGTCGCTTCGACGATGAGGCCGAATTGACTATTGGCGGTTAAGTAGGGTCCGGCCATGATGTGTCCTTAGTTGCTAGTCGGGTCGGTGGATACGGGAGCATCAACAGGGGGCGCTACGGGGGCTTCTGGGGCGCTCCGAGCGGCTTCCCAGCGTCCGTCTGCGGGGTCGGTGATGTCGTAGGACTGGCCCGGCTGGGCGACGAGGACCTGGCCGTCCACCAGAATGTCGCAGTAGACGCGGGGCTCGGAATCGGTGAAGGTTAACATGGCTTCCTTTGCGTTCTAGTTAACGGTTTGTTCGATGACGATGACGCGGGCGACGGAGACAACTTGTGTGACCGCCGACTTGCCATTGAGGGAGCGCGGGTAGTCGGATTCGATTTGCACGTCCGTCCCGCCGTTCATCTGGCCCTCACCCCACTGCCAGACAGTCCCGTCCGATGTCCCGGCTGTCTTGGAGGCTCGCACCGCGGAGATGAGGGCGTCCAAGAACGTCTCGTTGTCCTTGCCTGCGTCCTCGGACTTGGGCTGGGAGGAACGAAAGAAGATGGTGAAGGCGAACTCGTAGGTAACTTCCTTGCCTCCCCCGGTCGCCCCGCGCAGCTCGATGCGCTTCTCGTGCTGGCGCTCAATGTGGGTGAAGATGATGACCCCCTGCATGTGGCCGGGGTCCTCGTTCTGGTAGAAGTCCCCCTCGGGGGTGATCTTGGCCGGGAAGGGCTTGACGTTCCCCGACCCGACCCCGGGGAGGCCAGCGTTCTGCAAGTAGTTGACCACTGCGGCGCGTACCGACGAACGGCTCACGAACGGCCCCAGACGGCCTTGAAGGAATCGAGGATGTCGTAGGCCATCGCCTCTTCGTCCATCGCGGTGTGGTGTCCAGCGGTGGGCTCGCCAATCTCGTTCAGGACCAGAGCACCCTGACCGCG